CAGATAGCGTCTGCTTCTAATACTTGTTCACTTTTATAAGTTTTATTATTGATGTTTTCTAATATAACTGTTGGCTTTGGCCTACTCATATGCGTAATTCCTTTTAATTAACTACGCATATATTTATCTTTTTAAAAGTTATCTACGCAGTTAAAACTTAGAACCGCCATCTAAATTAACTTGAATGACTTCGTCGTCACTATTTTTAGACTGTGCAACTAATTTCTCTAAATCGCCGTGTAAGCGAGTCATTACAATGCCTAATGTAAATGCTAAGTTCTTAGCTGTATTCATATCTAGTGTAACGTTAGGAGCTCTACCAGCTTCGGCAGCCTTTACAGCATTTAAAAACTGTTGTAAAGGTATAGTATTCAATGGCTCAATGTTTGGCACGACGAAGCTCCGATCTCATCTCTATTTCTGTTTTAAATGGGCCTTTAGAGTTATAACGTTCGATTGTAATTAGCTTAGGACAAAAACTCTTAACCCAGCCTTTTTCAAACTCAATAATGTAGTAGCCTGCACAGTATGCACTTTTTGACTTGTTTGACTTAGTAAACAACGGAAGCTTGCGTACTACATCATACATTGTGTTATACGGAGTAACGCTAGTAGGATATCCATGCACTACACTATGCTTAGTAGTATCTTCTTGCACTTGCTGGCTGTGTTCTGTCCAAATAATATCCACACCAAACTTTTTCTTCATCTCTATTTTACTGTCAAAAAAGCATGTTTCTATTCCGCTACTAAACAAATATCGATCATCGTTCCATGCCATTGTGCCTATGCGTTCGTTACTGTCATTTTCGACAATCCAAAACTTATCTTTCAATACTGGTTTTGCTTTTAATGTCATGCTGGGTACCTCGCTTGTAATGGTGCTGCATAAGTCTGTGCCTGGTCTGCAATACGTTGCATATCCCACTTTGCACAGAACTTCATAAGACGCAATCCTACTTGACTAATGTCTTTAGGTACTGCATGTTCTGCAATAGTTGTATCAATAATCTCTCTAATATCTGCAGGTTGTGCAGTCAAGTCACACAGTACAACATTGCGGTTGTAATCATCTAGTACACGATGCTCTACACCTTCGTGATCAGTCCATCGTTGTAGCATCATGTTATTCCAGTTGTAACCTTTAGTACCTTTATCTTCGTATGCTTCAATAAGACCAACTTTATTCTTAGTGCCTTTCTTGCGTACACCAGGATAAGCACTAAACACGTTATCACTAGTGTCGCCACGCATACACTTTTCAAACAACATAAAGTCAGGCAATGGAGCAGGCTTACGCTCTTGTGTCTTCTTTTCAATAACAGGCGAGCCGTCATCGTTAAAATAGCCTTTAGGTGTAATAGTTACGTTAGCAACACCATTGTACTGTGTGCAATTAGGACCTACTAGTTGTGCAAAGTCGCCGTCTGTACTAATAATAACACAATGATCATCAGGGTGTGCTTGTACCCAACCTGCAATAAGATCATCTGCTTCTAGTTGCTTGTGTTGCATAACTGTGCAGTTAGTCTTGTCTGTAACAAAGTTCTTAAACTCGTCGAAGATCTCCCAAAACGCTTTATCGTCCTCACCTTCGGACACAGTCATCTTATCACGTGCAACTTGCCTGTTACGTTTGTAGGGCAAGTAATAGTCCTTGCGCCAACTACGACCTTCTAAGCAGAATACAACATGATCTGCGTTAAAGTCTTTCCAAGCCTTTTTAATACTGTTAAGTGTGATATGTAGTGCCATGCCTACTTTAGTATCAATATCACCACGTACTACGTGCCGAGCTCGAAAGAAAGTATTAGCTGTGTCTACTAGTACATAAGTTGCCATTTGTATAACCTTTTGTTATGTTAATTTAAATATATTATAACACATTAAGAAGAAGATGTCAACCTGTTAAAGATTTCATCATTTATAAATGGAATTGATACAAGTTCTTGAGGGATCTGTGTATGCAAATCAAACGCAACGCTGACTCTAACATCTTCTCCAGTATATGTATCTACTCCGTGTGGCATGTACGTTGGGAACATTGTTAAACCTCCGGCTGTATTTGGAAACTTATGTATAAGAGTATGATCATACGGTATGTAATAATTTGTTGTTGTTGGATAATTATCTAAATGCATATTGCCACTTAAATAACAGCGATGCTCTGTTCCATGAAAATGGGTGTCAATACTTTGTTCAGATCGAATAACATTAAACCAGCAAACAATATGACTGTCACGAACACCTGTTTTATATTCTGATAAAAAATTTAAATAACTAATTCTCATAAAATCTAATAAGTCATTAAAGTCGCTTAATTCCTTATTAAAATCGAATATTGTGTACATTCCAGATTTCGAAGTTACACTATCTAACCCTAAACCTGTTCGGCCGTCGCCGTAGGTTCCACTGCCCTGTTTGGTAGGAAATTGCTGTATCACTTTGCTTTCTTTATCAATTAAAAAGTTTTTAATATTATTAATTTTTTCAGTATCTCCCCATGTAGATAAATGTATTGGAATATTCCACGAGGGTGCAAACTCATTATCAGGATGCATACTTTTAAGTTCTATTAGCTTCATATTATTCTCTCTCTTGAATGTTAGGTCGTACAACATCTAATGAACTTAAAATATCATCGTCCATAAACTTAATTGATGTATGCTGATTCGGTTTTTCTAATGTAATGTCAAATGCAAGACTAACTCTAAGATTGTCTTCAGTATGTTCATTTACTCGGTGGGGAAGATAACTTGGAAACATAATTAAATTTCCTTTTTGATTAGGAAAAGGACTTATATTTTCTTTGTCAAATGGGATAATATAATCTGTTGTTGTTTTGTAATTGTCTAAATGCATATTAGCACTTATGTGACTCGACGCACCAGCATCGTGTAAGTGTTCGCTTATACTTTGCCCTTTGTGTCCAATGTTATACCAAGACGTGATCCAAGAATCACGGAGCTCACAATGTGTATTATGAATAAAGTATATATAACTAACCCTTAAAAAAGTTAAAAGAGTATCTATTGCAGGTAATTCTTCGGCATACTCAAATACGCTATCTCGGCCGGTTGGTCTAGAAAGCAATAATTTAGGAGCCTCGCCTATTAATACAGGTTCTTTACTAATTAAAAAGTTTTTAATTTTATCAATACTTTGATAATCTTCCCACTGAGATAAGTGCATTGGAATATTCCACGAAGGTGCAAACTCATTTGTAGGGTGCATACTTTTAATAGATATAAGCTTCATGAAACTTCGCTTCTTCCTTTAGAAATAGGAACAACATTAATATGTCCTGCTGCACGAGTTGTATCTCCTCCTTCAGCTTCTAGCATATTGTACACAATATCACGGAACCATCTATCTACAATTTCTTCTTCTGGATCATTCTCGACACCGTAACCTGCTTCAACAAGTTGTGCAATAAAGTATTTGTTCCAGTCGAGCTCAAAAAACCCATTACGAACATTCTCTTCATTAACTTTAATATCAATGACATTTACCCAAGCTTCCTTCTTACGTGTGTGATAGTCTTTAGGATCACGTTGTTTAAGAAGTTCCATCTTTTCAGATTCTACTTTTGCTTTCTCAGCTTCTACTTTGTCTAAGCCTGTTATTTTTTTAATAAAGTTTTTCATATTACCATCCTATTTTTTCCCACGGTACATCTTTGTCACCAAAGTGTCCGTAAGTACAATTGTTGCTATAACTATTATAGTTGAATAAATCAAATCTGTCAATGATTCCTTTTGGACTCAAGTCTATTTCGTTGCGTATAAAGCGTTCGATACTACGATTGTGTCCGTTTGAATCAACGTAAATGCTTGTAGGTTGCTTAACTCCAATAGCATAGCTTAGTTGTATATTACACCAGTCTGCCATTTCATCTGCTACTACGTTCTTAGCAAGCCATCTTGCCATATAGGCTGCACTACGATCTACTTTAGTAGGGTCTTTTCCAGAAAAAGCCCCGCCGCCATGAGGAGCAAAGCCACCGTAGGTATCCACGATAATCTTACGTCCTGTAAGGCCGGTGT